TTGAAGCCACCTCCTCGGTGAAGCTACCAGTGTGTTTTGGACAAATGTATTTATAGATGGTTGCAGCTGGCAATCCATTAACTTCTTCAGCACCATCAATACTGATACCGCTTAAAAAGTCAGCGTGCTGTTGCAAGTAGATTGCTTTGATTCCACCGATTGTATCTTTACAATCTAACATAAATCCTGCAGTTAATTCACAAGCCATATTATTATATTTTTTTTATAGTTAAAATAAAGGGAAGGCAGAATTAACCACCTTCCCTATTACTTGTGGTTTTTAATTAGGTGTAGAATACGATCTCGTTACCGAATCCGTATTGTACCCCTGCCAAGAATTGAGCAGAGAAACGAACGCTGCGGTCAAGAGTAACATTTCTCATTGACATTACTGCTACTTCGTTCCATTGTGCTGCGGTGTTAGTACCGAACCACATGTTACTCTTTTGAGCAAATACCATAGTGTTGTCAGACATACCTGGACACTCAGCAATTGTGTATTGTCCCAACCAAGTCATTGAAATAGATTCACCAGCTTGGTAGAAGAAACCATTACCTGCAGTTGCCATAGCATTACGATAAGCCTCAGCTACGTTTGACGCAACGTAAAGTGTTGGCTTTTCAGTAGCACGTCTAACACGGATTGGCAATGCTGCAATTACTTTTTCGATTTCAGTAACAACATTGCCTTTATTTACAGTTACTCCAACAACATCAATTACATCAGCATCAGCAGCTAACAAAGCTTCAAAACCTGCATACTCACCTGCAGTAGCGTTAACACCCTGCCAAATCAAACGCTCGTTGTTAGCACCGATACCACCCAACATGGTAGCAGTTACTGCTTCCAACAAATCAGGAGTGATTTCTCCGTTTTGAGCAAATGACGTATCCCAATCAGTCAAGAAATCTTTAGAACACAATTGACGATCAACTTGGAATTTCTCCAAAGTCAAAATGCGCTCGGACAATGCGATTGTTCCAGTATCTGAAAAATCACAAGTAGGCGCAGCAAAAGTTACGTTGTCTACGATTTTTCTAACTACTTCTTTGTAATCAATATTCTCCTTAAAGGTCAAATATTGCAAAGACTCATTTGCAAGGAAGGCAGACTTGATGTATCCTCCTGCAACTTTACCAGCATATGTGGTAGCTAATGTTGTGGTTGTGGCCATTTTTTTCTTTTATTTATTTTTGATTTTTTAATAAGTGTTTTACACGCTCAGTGTGTGACATTTTGAAGAATTCAGCTTGACTCAATTGCTTTTCTTGAGCAACTGCAACTGATTTCTTTACTGAATCGGTAGCAGGTTGTTTGCTCATCTTTTCGATGGTAGCAGAAAGAGTTTCTTTCTCTGCGTTCAATGATGCAATCTTAGCTTCGAATGCTTCAACTAATGAATTGATAGTTGATTCGAATTCCTCACGGCTAACACCGTCGAATGCAGCTTGCTTTTCTTCTTCGATTTCGATTTCAACTTCTGTCTCAGGCTCTTTAATCTCAGCGATAACACCACCGCTTACCACGATTACTTTGCCTTCGGCAGTTGTGTGTTCTCCGTCTGGAGCAGGTACGGGATTGCCGTCTGCATCCATTACGAAAAGTTCGCTACCAACTTTGAATTCAGCATCAGGTGAATACACCTCAGTGCCATCGGCAAGAATGGCCATTGCCATTTGTTGCTCTTTTGTTATTTCTCCGTCTGCTGAAAGTTGAATGCCAAATGCTTTCAATCTATCTGCATACTTAGAAACAATTTCTGTTACTTTGTTCATATCTATGTTTTACTTTTTCTACCTATTAGTAGCAAAACATGTACTTTTGTTCCAGCATAGTTTTCGTTTGTTAAGTTTTGTTTAGTTGTTACAGAAAAAGGCCTCCAAACGTGGAAGCCTTTTTTTGTCGGGTAAACATACACCTGCACTCGGTGTAATCGTTACAGACCGCTTAACTCGTTTTCAAGTTCTTTCATTATCTTTTCGATCTCTTGTTGTGTCATATATTCATCACTGATTTCAGTAAAGAATCCCTCCAATGAAAAGCCTTTAACGTCACCCTGCTTAATTGATGCCCACACCTCGTCATTATCTATCTTCATACCGATGCACCACGTACCCTCAGGGAAAGAGAATCCAAAGTTTTGACTCTTATCATATTGACCTTCGGTTATCCACGACTCCACAACCGTACATCCTGCAACTGGGATTTCGTGTTCCAAATTGGAGTTGTGATGCATATTTCTTTTGAGATATTCCTGCGCAATCTTGTTGATTGTCTCTTTGCTATACTTACAATAATACTCACGCCCCACGGCATCAACTCTATAAATCAATTGCTCTGGCAACATAACCGCACCGTACACCATCTTACGCTCACCTTCCTCAACCGCAGCTTGTTGCACCTTGCGTGTTTTTGATAGTGCCACAAAGTCTACTTCAATCGCAGGATTTTCAACAAGGCTCATTGCGTGAACTCCTAAATATCCGCTGTCATCAATGGTGTACTCAATGACTTTGATTTCTTCTTCTTTCATATTTAATTTATTAATTTTGATTGGTCTAAGATTTTTTGTTGTGCATCTTGTGCGCTCGTTACATTAGTAGCCAAAACATAACTTTGTATCGGTTGTGCTTTTGTTTGTGCATTGTTTAGGAAAGACAAATCAAGTGCAGGTGCAGACGTTGAACCACCACCACCGCTTCCACCAATTGCACCCATACCACCACCACTACTTGATGGGGTTGTTGTTGTACCTGGATTGAATTTCATTGCTGCAATTTTTGCGACATTAGCAGCACCCATAACCCCTGCAGCAGCCGCAGCGATGAAACGTGAAGGGCCAATTAACGTAGGGTCAGCCAAAACATTTTGCACCGCTTGCACCGCACCAATACTTGCTTGTGTAAGTTGCAACGCTTTATTGACCTTGAAAGATTGTTTAGCATTCAATACACCATTTGCAGTTAACGCATCTGCTAATGAACTCAACGAACCCAATGACATTTGCGCTAATTGTAATTTAGCTTCAGTTGTTAACTTTTCTTGCTCTACTTCCTGAACTGCATATTTATCACGAATTTCTTGCTCTTTCTTTTTTAAGTCCTCCTCCAATACAAGTGAATCAAGTCCGTACTTTTTAGCAAGTTCAATCTTTTCAAAATAACTATCACGCAAGTTTTGTAATTCAGTTGCTTGTTCACCTTGCGCAATGTTTTGAATCTCTTGTGCCAAAGCCTCCTCTTCAGCAAGGCTTTCAAGTTTGATTTGCTTTAATAACTCATTTGTTTTTTTGGCAATTGCTAATTCATCCTGCGCTCTTTTGTTTACATACTTATTATTTATATTATCAATCTCTTTCTGATATTCTTCGTTCAAAGATTTTAGCAATGCAGCATCTCCGTGTGCTAACTTTTTCTTTTCATCATAAGTAAGTTTCAATTGGCGGAGTTCACGCTCTTGTTCAGTTAAAGTTTCTTGATGTCTCTTTTCACGCTCAGTTTTTAAGAAATCATTTAACGACTTTTGATCGTCTCTGATTTTCTGCATTCTTTGCGCCTCTTTATCTGCAGCTTCTTTCGCTAATCTTTCCTTTTCCTTTTCAACTTCCTGCGCCTTTTTTAGTTCCTCATCTCTTTGTTTCTTTTGTTCTTCTGCTCTTTTCTTTTCGTTCTCCGCACGTTCCTCAGCTTTACTATCAGTTAGTCCGATGTAGTCCAAGAAGTCAACCAATCCCCCCGTAACCGCATCAATGGTCTCTTTGATAAATCCAAACATTCTCCCAACCAAACCACCTGCCTCAACTAACTTGTCAAAATTCATTACAATGGCTGCAATGATTCCGCCCAACAAAAAGATTGGGTTAAGTAATAGTGATTTACCCAAGTCCAACATCGTTGAACCAAAGCCTTTGGCAGCTTTTGTTAAGTCACCAAATTTAAAATCTTTAACGGCACTTGATACCCCTTGCAATCCTTGTTGAGCTGCTCCAAAATCAAGTGATAAGATAGACGAACCAATCATTGAAAACGAGTTGTTCAACCTCTCTAACGGATCACCAGCTAATGTGTTAACACCTTTGGATAAGTCACCAACTTTATCAGTTAAGTCTCCAAGTTTTCTTTGGACCTTCTCGAACTCCGCAGTCCCCTCATCTAATCTTAACAACTCATCACGGAGTGCCTTCATTTGCGCCCTTACCGATTGCGCCTTTTGCTCTCCGTTACCTTTAATCTCGAATTCTAAAACTACTTTATTGTCAGCCATCAGAATATCATTTTAATTAGTTCGTATGTACCCCATAGTAAAGTAGCAACTATTGCCATATTGATGCAGCCAGTTAGCCATTTTGGTAAATTATTTTGGTAGCTTTTCGCATCTGACTTGATGCCCATCTTTTGCATATCGCAAATGTTCTTAAATGTTTGTTGCGGATTATTCATAGTGATATTGTGTGTATATTATTTGGGCTGAAATATTGATATCGCTCAATGGATAAGATGAATTCTTGAGATACACCAATGGTGCAAAAGTTGAACCTACCAAATCCAAGTCTAATTCAACATCACCCGTTGTGCTATGTACGTTGGAATCAACTTGCGTTATATTTTTAATTGACAACCCACCGCTTTCAGCTAAATGCACATTGAATTCTGATGTGATATTAACATCAATTCCAGTCATTGAATCAGCGTGCGCCGCAACTATCATTATTTTGATGTACCATAATGATTCAGAAGGAACTGTGATATAACCACCTCTATCCGTTGTTAATGTAATTGGTGTTGTTGCATTTGTCCAATTACCAAAACCTTTAACTTGAATGATACCGCTTTGATATTGTCCTGCATATGCGCCACCGCTACCAATTGTTAACCCATTGTTCAACGCTTTGGCATATGAACCACCAACCAAACTATCTTTTATTCCAAATGTCACAACGTTCTTTTCACCATAAACCATTGTCTCTAAAACATTACGGTCAATAGTATTGTTGGGTGTTGCTATCAAAGTTGTTGCAGACGATTTAAGGACTGGTTCACGTGTTAGCAATTCTAATTCATTACCACCTTTCAATGACTTTGGTTTACCATCTGGGATTTTTGCATAACAAAAAGGATCAACCCAAAAGTATCCGTACTTATCACAACACTGTTGAGTTCCTTGGACTACATCTCCATTGTTGTTTAAAAATCTGACACTACCATTTACATTAAATACTGGCGAAATTGTCAATAAGCAGTCAGGAGTTGCACTCACTATTTTTAGCAACTTTACCTTAACGCTATCTTGCATACCAACTACATAATCGCTAATATCTAAAATGCGATAGTATGCATCTTTGATAAAGATTTTATCATTGAATTTGAACTGATAAATGTCTGCAAAATCCAAGGCAAAGAAAGCTTCTATTACTCGTGCATCAGGTGCGTAAATGTCAGCAATGTAATCATTCCAATAACGCTGATATAAGGTCTTGTATGGTGTGCTTGTCAGATATTGCAATGGTACTTCCTGCCCAAAGTTCAAATCTTCATCTGCAATGGTTACTGTATTGCTTGTGTAATGTCCAAATAGATAAAAAAATCTTGATACATACGTGCCATTTTCATTGTCATACATATCAATTTTAATTTGATCTGCAGTCTTGTACAAAATACGTGGCCCTGGATTAACGTAGCCACCTGCATCATTGATGAATTTTGGTATAGCTGATGTTGTGCTATTAATTAATGCACACGGAGTGGGAAAGAAAAACGTTTCTATTTTAGAATCATTCGTAGCAAAATCATTTTCAGCATCAACCAA